TGCTATACCTGTTTCACCATTTGCTGTATCTGCATCAGCCGTATATTTGTTATTTACATACTTTATAAAATTATTATCGTTTAGAGGCCAGTCCCATTGTGGGTCTACAATTTTATTAAACGATAAAACAACCCAATGTTTTTCTGAACTACCATATATTTTACTTGCAATAATTTCAGGTGTATCAGTATCTTGAACATCATAAGGGTAAAAAACATTTGTATTTTCTAATAGATTTGGTTCTATCGAAAATCTAGCTAATATGTTTGTAACTGAATCAAGACCTGGTGAATCATCATTTAATGTGTAAAATGTTTTCGGAAAATGTTTAAAATATCTTGCCATGTTTTAGCCTTAAGGATTGTAATAAGAAGATGTATCATTTGGTGCTACCATGTTGTTGTTATCTGTTCCTTTTGCACCATCTTCAAGTTCAAGATCAGTTTTAGTAAGATAAACAGTCTCTTGAAACTGTAAAACTAGATTTACTGCAAATGGCATACCAGTACCACCTAAAGTTGGACTTACTTCACCTGGCACTTCATAGAAACTTGCACCCTGTGGTGCATAGTTAATATCAATTGTTGTAAGTATACAAGCTGGTGCAATCGCTGGTATGTTTGGGTTTTGTTTACCCGCATACAAAAATTCTATATCAAATTGTGATGGTGGTACTAAGAAACCTGCGACTGATGATTTCTCTGGTGCTTGATGAAACTGAAATTGTTTTAATATTTTTTGTACTTCTAATGCTTCTTTTTCATCTCTAGGATAAAAAGTAAAATCAAACTGAAACGACCTAAAGTTAGGTGAACGATAAATCATCTCTAACATTGGGTTAATCACATTACCCGTTGCTTTTAAAAATGCCAACTCACCTGCACCTTGACCTGCAGCTTGTAAACCTTTTGCAAATGCAAACTGACCAGCTTGAGCTCCTGCACCTGCAAAATCAATTCCTTTGGCCGCATCCGCTACCCCAGAAAGACTACCACCTTTCGCTTCAGCAAAACCTTTTCTAATTGCATCTATATTATTTGCACCTGCAGCTAGTAGTTGACCTGGTATTGTATTGCCAATATTCAACTGGTCATAACTCTGTGTAAAATTAAATAGTAGTGTATCTGGCATATACAGAGTAATGGCTGACACCGTTCTTTTTGTGGTCTTTAAAAATTGTAAATCACCTTCTCCTATTTGTTTTACATTTGTAGAAATAATACTTCTAGTTCTTGCTGAGTCACCACCAATTGGTAAACTTTTTTGACCGAATACATTGTTCAATCCAGATTGTATATTACCACCAACTTCATTTATTTTTGAATTAATACTTCCCAAAGCACCACTCACTTGACTAATACCCGATTGTATTTTACCAGCTATACCACCCCCAAAATTAGCGTCAACATTTAGACTACCTTTTGCAGATGCAAGACCTCTTTGAATTTTACTTCCAACAGTCCCACCTCCAGATAAAACATTTGCTTGTATAGATGCCGTATTAAGACCATCAGATACAGCCTCACTATCTGCACCAGATCCACCACCAAAACTCGTTTTATCTTGTTGTCTTATATAAAAAGTCATATAATGACCTTTATCTGAATTACCAATATCTAAGGGAAAACGATAATTTTTATTATTATATTTTGATTGTGTGAGTGGTGCAAGAGGTCCTTTTCTAACATCATCTCCTTTATTGATTCTTATATCTCCGAGTGAAAATAGTGCCATGATGCTCCTTTATGTTGAATACATATTATTTATGACATATAAAGGAAGGTTTACGCCTCAAAACCCAAAAAAATACAACGGAGACCCAAGTAATATCATATATCGATCATCATGGGAGCTTCGTGTGATGAAGTATCTTGATGAAAACCAATCCGTTGAGTGGTGGGCATCAGAAGAATTACCAATACGTTATCGGTCACCAGTTGACCAGAGAGTTCACCGTTACTTTCCAGACTTCATTGTAAAGACAAAAAAGAAAACATTTATATTAGAAGTTAAACCAGATCATCAAACAAGACCACCAAAGCAAAAAAGAAGGACAAAAAAATTCTTACAAGAGGCAGCCACTTATGCAATCAATCAAGAAAAATGGCGAGCCGCAGATGTTTTTTGTCAAGAACGTGGTTGGGAATTCAAACTTGTAACAGAAAAGCATTTAGGATTGGCATAAATACCTTAACTTAATAAGGAGACATAATGTCATTTTCACCTAATCTGTTTTTGTCAAATATGACTAGTAAGGATGGCCCTGCAAAGGCATCCAGATTTGAAGTTGTATTACCAATACCACCATATATAAACCAATTTGTTGGTAATTCTATTATAGAAAAAATATTGAATTTTCCAAATTCAGTAGTTGGTGATATAACTGATGCTGTAAGTCAAGCTATTGGTCGAAACGGTGGTGATTCAAACGATTACTCAAGATCAGGAAACTCATCTCTTTCACGTTATCTCGCATTACAATGTGAAACTGCTGAATTACCTGGTAAAACATTTTTTACGGCAGATGCAAAGATTTATGGTCCAATTTATAAAGTACCATATCAAAGATCTTATAATGATATAAACTTAACATTTATTTGCACAAATCAGTTTTATGAAAGAAAGTTATTTGAAAGATGGACTGAAGCCATTATGCCACCTGATACAAATAATATGAGATTTCCAAAAGGTGATAAATCAAGATATTATACACAAATAAAAGTTATACAATATGATGAATTTATTAAAAGAATTTATATTGTAAACTTAGTAGATGCTTTTCCGGTTGGAATTGCACCACAACCGGTGAGTTGGTCTGATGATGGTTTTCACAGACTATCTGTTTCATTTGCATATCAGAAATATGAAACAGTTTATGAGGGTGGTTATGACCTTGGTCAAGCTGCTACTTCTTTACTCGCAACTAAAGGTGCAAATTTGGTGAGAAATATTACTTCTAAAATACCAGTACCAAATATACCATTCTTTTAATTTATAGGTGAAAAATTATGATATTACCAAAGTTAGATACGCCAACATATGAATTAAATCTCATATCAACTGGCAAACCAGTTCGTTACAGGCCTTTTTTGGTCAAAGAACAAAAAATGTTTCTGATGTCAGCCGAATCAGAAGATACTAAAGAGCTTATAACAACAATACGAAACGTATTAAAAAATTGTTTATTAGATGAAGTAGATGTAGATAATTTACCATCTTTCGACTTGGAGTATTTGTTTATGAATCTCAGGGCGAGGTCTGTAGAAGAAGTTGTAAACTTAAAATACAAATGTAATAACAATGTCAAAAATGAAGAGGGTGAAGAAAAAAAATGCAATCACATTGTTGAATTTGATGTTAATATTTTAGAGATAGAGCCAACAACTTATGATAATCATACGGACAAAATACAGATAAATGAAAAAGTAGGTATTCGTTTGAAGTACCCTACATTTGAGATGTTTCAAAAGTATGATAATTTAGATCAAAGTGAGGCCATGCTACAGGTTTTGGTAGATTGTATAGATTACATTTATGATGAAGAACAAATGTACTACTCTAAAGATTCTACTAGAAAAGAGTTAGAAGAATTTATTGATAATCTACAACAAAAAGATTTAGAAAAATTTAAAGATTTCTTTAATACTATGCCTGAATTGAAAAAAGATTTAAATTTTGATTGTCCTAAATGTGAGCACAAAGAAACAATTACTGTAAAGGGTATGCAAAATTTTTTCGTCTAATATTTCGTTATGATACATTAAAAAATTACTATGAGACAAACTTTGCTTTAATGCACCATCACAAGTATAGTTTGACTGAATTAGAGAATATGATACCGTGGGAAAGAAATATCTATATTTCTCTATTAGTAGATTACTTAAAGAAGGAGAAAGAAAGACTTGAACTACAACAACAAATGCAGAGAGCTAGAAGATAAATGGCATTAAGAGACCTACCAAAAATTGCTGGTAAAGAGTTACTATCAGATGCAACAAAAGCTTTTAGACCAGGTAATCTCAAAGAAAAAGTAATCAATAAAGTCTTTGAGGGTGATGATATTTTTGCAAGAGTTGGTCGAAAAGCTTTTGGTGGTGGAGGAAAGAAAAAAGAAAAAGAAGATAAAAAGAAAGTGCAAAAGGTAACTGATGAATTAAGTGAGGTACAATCTGTTTTACAAAAAGTGCTTATAAACACGGCTGTTTTACCTAATATGGCAAAAGATGTAAGTATCATAGCTCAGAATATGCAACAGCTCGTTGAGTTGAATAAACCTGATGCTGGTGATTTCTTTCGTCAAGAGGATGCTGAAGAGTCAGCACTTGAGGCGGGCGATACATCACCTACCGTGGTGAAAACTGAGGGCGCTGACACAGGTGGTGAAAAGAAAAAAGGCCTTATGGGTAAATTTTTAGATATGGCAAAGTCTTTTGGTGGTGCAATCAAAGTAGCGTTTAAAAAACTATTCAGTTTTAAAAATATATTAAAGGTATTTTCAAAAGTATTTGTGCCTCTTACAATTATTGCCTCTTTGTTTAATGGTATAAAAGATGGTTTTGAACGATATCAAGAGACTGGAAAGTTAGGTGATGCTATTTTTGCAGGTCTAGGCGGTGTATTAAAATTTCTCACATTTGGTGTTTTTGGTGAAGATACTGTTAGAAATATATTTGATAAGTTGGGTAATCTGTTTGAACCTATATCTAAATCTATACAAAAAGTATTTGGTGGTATAAAAAGTTTTTTCTTTGGATTATTTGGTGGTAAAGATGCAAAAGCAGGTGGTGCTGACGTTGTAAAACCTAATCTTTTAGACCCTCCGGCTGGCATTGATAAAGAACCACCTGTAACTGATCCTGATCAAAAGAAACTGCAAGATGCGGTAAAAGAGGGTAAACCACCCGAAGAAGTTGAAAAAGTTAAGAGTGAAACTCAAGACGTTATAACACCTGAAAAAGATGTTAAGGTTATAAAAGAAGTTTCTAAATCTACGGAACCTAAAAAGAAAACAGCGCCAACCAAAGTACCGAGTGAGGAACCAAAAGAGCAAAATCCATTTGCCTCTACATCAGCTTCTAAAACTGATAATTTAATTGCTTATTATGAATCCGAAACAGGTAAGAAACGAGGTGAGGGTCGAAGATTTACAACTGATGATAATGAACTTATTGCACCATTACAGGACCTAGATGGTCAAGATAGAATAGATGCTTTAGCAGAGATGGGACTGGACTCACAAGGCCGTAAAATATCAGCTGAACCTGTTAATAAAGGCTCTAAGTCTAGTTTTAGTAAAATGGTTGCAAGAAGTAAGGCTAAACAAAAAGGTACTGTTTCCGCTGGTGGGGATGATGGTGGTTCCTCTTTAGAAAATATAAAACCAAAGGCGATGAACGTGCCATCATCACCAAGATCCAATGGTTCTGAGATTAGTGAAAAATCAAGTAATATAGCAGAGTCTCAAAGAATGGAAGGTTCTACTAATGGTGGTGATGTGAATAATACTAATAATACAAATGTTAAAAATGACTCTTCAACAGGCAGTAGAAGTTACGGAGCACCAGATGTTGTAGACCAAGAAATGCTATCATATCAATAAGGGATATAAATGGATTTAGCAGATACAATCAAATCATCTATTTTTGGTTCTGAAAAAATATCAGAGAAAGTGGTTTCTGTAAAAGATACGTCTTTACAAATTGATAATAATTTTAAATTTTTAAAAGATATAGCAAAAGACATGGCTAGTATTTCAGAGAGTGTGAAATCTCTTGTTGAGTTCAAAGGTGGTATGCCAGCTGTTGATGCAAACTTAGAAACTACACCAGAACAAGTGCCTGAGATAGAAGTTCAAAAGGGTGATAAGAAAAAAAATAAAATGCCTTCAGCCGGCATGATAATGAAAGTTCTTGGTGGTGTTTTAGTTTTAGGTTCACTCATAACTGTTTTTTGGGATGATATAGTGAAAGCCTTTAAAGGCTTTATTGAAAAACTATTTCCAGCGATTAAAGAAAAATTTAAAGAATTTGTTGGTACACTAGGAACTTTTTTTACTGGTATAAAGGACACAATAGTTGAAAAGTTTAAAGAAATATCAAAAAAAATAATAGATACAACTACAAACTTTTTTGAACAAATAAGTGGGTGGATAGGTGGTAAAATAGAAGCGATTGTAGGATTTTTTCAGCCTGTGATGGATTTTATTGGAAAACTTGTAGATGGTTTTAAAAGCACACTAAAAGCTGGAGTATTAAAGGCGATTAATTTAAAATATGGTGCAGGTAGCTTGATTAGGAATTATATACCCAAGGGGCTTTTGGAATTTTTAGGTATACCTTTAACAGAAGAGGAAATAACAGGTAGAGAAAAAGGATTTGATGCAGAACGTAATGAAGAACAAGGTTTTGAAGAAGGAACTGAGTCTGATAGACGAAAAAAAGGGCGTCAACAAACTGCGAAAGATAAGGATCTTAAAGAACGGATAAGAAAGTCCATTGCAGAAAGAACAAAAAGACAACGAAAAAGGCCTTCAAAGCTCCGTGAAGGACAAGCTATGTTTGCGGATGAAGTTGCAACTATAGAAGAATTAGAAAAAGGAGGCATGAGTCGTTTAGATGCAATTGCTGAACATAATAGATTAGCAAATGAAAAAAAAGCAAATGATCAAAAGGTATTAGATCGAGAATTTAGAAAAGTAAGAAATAAATTTAATAAAGAAAAATCAAGAAAAAGAGCAGTAGCAGTAGAAAAATCACAGGCAACACCTTTAAGTGAAGAAGAGGGAGCTATTTTAACAAGTGCAACTAAAGTCTCATCTGCTGATAAAGATGTGAAAGCCATGATTATAAAACATGAGGGTGTGAGGTATAAACCGTATAAAGATAGTCTAGGAAAATGGACTGTTGGTGTTGGCCATTTAATAGGTGATGGTAAAACTTTACCTGATGATATGAATAGAGAATTTTCTGCTGCAGAAATAGCTCAGATATTTGAAGAAGATTTCGAGCATCACAAGAAAATTGCAGAAAAGACACCAGGTTATCAAAAAGCAAATAAAGCTGCTAAAGGTGCTATGATTGATTTAGCATTTAATATGGGATACTGGTGGCCAAAATGGCCAAACACCTCACGATACCTTAAAGTAGGAAATTTTGTCAGCGCTGCTAATGAATTAGAAGATAGTAAATGGTATGGTCAAGTTGGTTTGCGTGCCGACACAATTGTAGGTCTTATAGACTCTGCTGGAGACCAGTCTAAACAAGGTGAAAGTCTGGATCAAGTATCAAATGAAGTAGCATCCAATCAAAGAAAATCTGGTAAGCAAAAAACAACAAATGTAAATAATGTTAATAATACGAATGTTATAAATCAGAATGAAAATACTGTGCAGGCTGCAGGAAATAATAAAGATAGTATTGCCGAAATGGCCCAAGCTGCATAATGATAGACCCAACAATGCCACCACAATGTAAGTATGTGGTCAAAGATAAAAATGATGTAATTAAACTAGTTACATCAAATAAAAGAATTGCCTCTTGGTATCAATATCTTTTTAAGATTGGAAAAATAAAAGAAATACCAATGGCAAAAAAATAACCCCGCCGAAGCGGGGTCGTGAGGTGTAATGTTCAATTGTGAACAATTTAGTTATTCACTAAATCCTTAAAATGATCTAGGTCATCTTCCTCAACTGTTCCAGTATCAAAAGACGAAGCCTCATCATCACTTATAGAATTTTCTACAACTTGTGTTTTTGGT